GGATATAAAGATCTCACTACATTAGGTGTTGTTATTACTAATCTCATTGCTTGCCTTAAGAAGAATAATCTTCTTGTCTACAGTCGTATGACCAGTAGCCGTAAGGTAGTGAGTAAGAAAGGTATTAACGCTAGTAAGGTTATCAAGTGTGTTGCATTCCTAACAGAACAAGGATATGTAGTAAACACAGTAGGCAAGGCACATAAGGTCAAAGAGAAGAGAGAGGTTAGCTTCATTGTGCCAACAGAGAAGTTTATCAAAGAATGGCAGATTGAAGAATTAATTGAGGAATCTATGAAAGCTTACGAAGATACGATTGAAGTCATTGAGCTTCGGGATGAGAACAAGAATGCAATCCCATACAGGAACACACAAGATGTGAAGAAGATGGAAGAGGTGGTCCGTAACCTCAACCACATGAATGAATCATTCAATATTGTAGATGGTAATGGGAAGGTGTTGACTAACTTCTACTGCCGTATCTTCAATGAGTCATTTGCTTATGGTGGTAGGTTCTACAAAGCTGACGTACTGGCTATCAAGAATCGGGATACAGATGCACGACTTGATATCAAGATTGAAGGTCAGGATGTTTGTGAAATCGACTTCTGCAATCTCCATTTTCGTGTAGCGGCAGCCTTGAAAGATATTGATGTTGAATATCTGCCATTGGATGTGTATTCAGGTATCCTTGAGGATGAGACAAACGAAGTAGATCGTCGTATGGTGAAGCTTGCAGTGAACATCATGTTTAATTGTTTCAGTGAGGAGACTGCACAGGATGCTATCCGCAAAGAGATTAATCTGTTGAAAGCAGAAGATAAAATGAAGTATACACTTGGTAACGCTAGTGCTGTTATGCTTCTTATCTACAATGCTTACCCACAGTTTGTTGATAGCTTCTGTTCATCTGAAAGCTATGGTCGTATCTTGCAGAATGCTGATAGCCATTTGGCTAACGATATTCTTGAAGTAATGATTGAAAAGAATGTAGCCTGCCTGCCCGTGCATGACTCATTCTTGGTGCAAGCTAAGTATGCGGACTTGTTGTCTACTACGATGGGTGATTGCTTCCGTAAACGGTTTGGTGTAGATTATCCCGTACCAATCACAATGAGTTGGAAAGATAGTGGTAAAACAATTGAGGAGAAGTTAAGTGTATGAGTAAGTACGTAGACGCATACCAAGAAGAACGGATTGATATCCAAAAGGATTATCATAAAGAAATTCATTGGATTGCAAAACGTTATAACTGCCACATAAATGATATTAAGATTGATCCCTACCACCCAACTGGTGAAGTTTGTATATTCATTAAAGGTGTTTGGTATGGCTATATAGACATTGAATTTTATAAAATGATGGATGGGCTACAAAGTATTTGGGACGAGAATTAATATTTATTTTCATAAACTATTGACACGGACGTCAACTAACTGATACTCTGTCTACATCACTAAAGGAATCAGGAGCGGATTCCGAAATAATCAAATAGGAATCCAATCATGAGTCTAAAGCAAACAGATCAATTAATTATTTTGCCTAGCGGCAGAGCTTATTACGACAACGATTCTGTAGAGAACAGATTCTTACAGAAAGTTCTAAAGGATACAACCTCAGACTGTTGGCTTTGGAATGGTGCAACAACCCGAAGTGGCTATGGTCACTTTAGGATTAGGACTACAGAAGGTTGGTCAATGCTTCGTGCTCACATTTATGCACATTGGAAATATAATGGCGGCGTAGGTATTGGAACACAAGTAATGCATTCTTGCGACAACCCTAGATGCTGTAATCCTGAACATCTTAGCCTAGGAACTGCAAAAGAAAACTCCCAAGATGCCAAAGATAAAGGTCGGAGTGCAAAAGGTTCAAAGAATGCACCAATCAAACACAAATTAAACGGAAGACCTCTTAATGAAGATAAAGTCAGAGAGATTTGGAGACTTTATAATGAAGGATATAATCAACAACGGATATCAGAAATGATTGATATTGATTTTTCAAATGTTAGCCGAGTCCTGAGAAAGAAAACTTGGGCTTGGGTGGAGGTGTGATATCAGATGTACAAGTTGCCAAGCAATCCTAACTCGGGGAGAATTGATGTTTGATCTTCCAGATGGAAACATGAATGATATCTGCTGGTCATGCCAAGGTATTATTGATCATCCAGAGTTTTGTGTTACAAGGAACTATCAGTTTGAAGAATTAACAGAAAAGCTTGTTCCTGAAGATGTCACACCAATTAAACCACTTAATGATTAAAAGCTTGTGTTGTTATACTATATCATGTATAATGTATTGCAAGCTACACAGAACGGTTATAAGAATTTCATCTCCGTAGTCACAAAGAATCAATTCTAGAAAGACTACGTTTATCGCTAGCGTTTCTCCTCTCTTCCTCCGCTAGCATCTTAAAGACTGTCTATCCTCTCCTGTAGATAAGTCTTTCATCAGCTCTGTTGCCCCTCTCCTCTTCAGAGCTGATTTTTCAAATCATTTTGTTACCAATTGGTCTTATTGCGAGTAGTCTCGTCAGAATGATTTGAAAAATCATAATTTTATAGGTAATTATGTATGGCAAATAAAAAGCCACAAACTGATGCACAGAAAGCTACACGCTTTGATGGTGAGAAGTCGAACCGCAACACGAAGGGCAATTCCCGTGTGAGAGTTAACAAATCCAAACTCCGAGTTCTTGCAGATAAATTGTTGGAACGGCAAGACATTGCTTTGGAATTGGTTGATAAAAGTCTTGCTGGAAAAGAGACAAACCCAGAAAGTACTGCAAGCGCAAAATGGGTTCTGAATTCGATTGTTTCGGTTATCAAAGCTGCATCTGCTGAAGAGCTTGGTTCCTTTAATGCTCGCCTCAAGGGTAAGCGTGAAGATGAAGAACCTGAACAAACTCCTGCTGAAATTAGTAAAGAATTGAAACCTCGATTGTCTCTAGTTTACGTTGATCCTGACGAACAAGAAGACGACTAAAAGAATTTCCATTGGGTGTACAGACCAACTCTAGCGATTTCTGTATGTTTGTCGGTAGGGTGAGAACAATGGAAACCAAATTTGAAGGAAACTCGTAGCTAGACTCAAGGCCACATATTAGTATTGCACTAGTGGTACAAGCGATAATCTAGCCCTTCAAACCAAACCTCGCGAAAGCTTGGTATCGACCTTTGCCTAGGTCACCCAGCACTTCTGGCGGAGTGCATAGTAAATGACACTACGGAATAGACGTGTAGGTAAGCAGAATCCGTTATGAAGAGTTGTAGTCCACAACTTTAATTTCTGCCTAGAAAATGTGACGTGGCCTAACTGAGCCATTCCAAAGAATCAGTTGTGTGGTGAGGAATAGAGAACCTTCGTCTATTCACGCTGATTGGCAGGTAGCTCAGTGGCCTTCAGCAACTATTTATATCCAATTATATCCAGTATTTATAATTGAACATTCCCCTTATTAATCACAATAACAATTCTCTTTAGGGGAGACAACTCGTGGCAACGATCCCGAACGTAGTGCTGACAGGTACAGCCTATCAGAATCTTAATTCCACCACTGGACTCATCACAGGTTCTCCTCTTGTTATTCAAAACAAAGGGAATTCTTTTGTCCGTCTAGTTATTGCACCATCTCAACCAGCAGCTTCCTCTGAGAATGGATATCTTCTGCCATCTCTGGCAACTGTTATCATTGAAAATGAAACGGATATCATTTGGGCTAAGTCCACAGACTTAGGCAACACTGCCCTCTCTGTCCAGTTGCTGGTATAAGGAGAGTCTTAATGTCTATTACTCCTTATCCGCGTGGTAAAAGCTTGCGAATGGGTCCACAGACTCACGACTTTGAAGGTGCTGACCTTGCTGCTGCTGAAGCTGCACGAGATAGCTACTTTGCAAGCAACCCAACCAATCTTGCTTTCTATGATGGTAACAGTGACCTTCTGATTCGCCTCATCTACACAGACGTAGAACTTACCACTAAGTTCATGCAGCGTCGTGCTGGGTCTTGGATTGATGTTACCCCTGTTGTTCAGGGCCCTAATGGTGAAGTCGTAAGTCTTGCCGGCGTTCCAATTGGCGAGATTCCTTACAAGCTCATTGACGGCACCTTTTCCGGTTCCGGTATGCGTGTACTTGAGAATGGCTCGATCCTCGCTCCACCCGGCTTCGGAGTAGAGTCTGGGTCTGTAACCTTCGGTGATGTTCTCAAGCTTTCCGAAGTAGCTGGGTTTCTTGGTATCTCCAACCTGTTGAATGATCGTCAGTATACTATTGTTGACTATTACACACCTCGTACAGCAGTATCCTCAGAACCTACAGTATTCCATTTGATTGAGCCTGAGTTTGAGTTTATCTCTCAGCCTATAGATACAACCAACATTCCAGATAACCCTCTGATCTACGATTATACTGTAATCAACTCGGCACGAACTAACTCTATCAAGTTCCGCACCTATGCGGCAATGACAAACGTTCGTATCAAGATTAGCCAAGTTAGTAACGGTGTAGTTCTAAAGTTTTTACCCAACAAAACCAGTTGGGAGAAAGAACTTGATGGTTTGACTTGGGGCGTTGGTGATAACACTTTCGACTTTACTGACAGCCCAGTGATTCTATCTCCCGGCAATGTCCTACGCTTTGAGATTCGTGCAGATGTAGTGGCTCTCAAAGGTAATGCTCTCGGTGTTCCTTACTTTACAGCCACTCTTCAGCGCGGTGTTTTTGATAACGTAATCACTGATCGCGTCTACACTGCTACAGATGTCAAAGCCAAGCTTGAATCGCTTTCTAGCCCTAATAAGCTCAGTAAAACAGCTATCCAAGACGTAGTAAATACAGTGAACGGTGGATTTGGTGACGTAGTTATTACAACTGGTTCCATCGGTGCCCAACCACTTGATGCAACTTTGACAGGATTGGCAGCGACCACCATATCTGCCGGTGATATGATTTATGCCACGGGTGTAGATACTTTTAGTACAGTGGCATCTTCTGCATTTGGTAGATCCACATTGGTGGATACTTCTGCTGCTGCCGGTCGGGCTACATATGGTCTTGGTGATGTAGCTACACGGAACGTAGACGTAGCAAATGGTATTGCTACACTAGATGGTGCAGGAAAGCTTACCCAAATGCCCACCAAGGCAGATGTTGGGCTAGGCAATGTAGACAACACTAGCGACGTAAACAAGCCAGTTTCTACCGCACAAAGTGCAGCTATCGCTGCGAGTATTGCAGCACACAACGCTGCTGTAGACCCTCATCCGCAATACACCACAACCGCTGAAGCTTCTGCTGCTGCTCCTGTGCAATCTGTTGCAGGCAAGACTGGTACTGTTACTCTTAATACTGGCGATGTAACTGAAGCTGCTAATCTGTATTACACAGATAGCCGTGTAGATGCTCGTGTTATTGCTGCTGGCTACACTGTGAAGAGTGCTTCAAGTCTCGGTGGTGGTAGTCCAGTATACAAAGCCAACACTGCGGGTGATATTTCTTTCCGGAGTATTATCGGGACAGGGATTGCTTCTGTAACCACTAACGCTAACGATATCACTATCAACGTTCCAGCCAACACTATTTCAAGTGTTAATGGTCAAACTGGTGCTGTAGTATTAACGACTACGAACATTGCTGAGGGTACTAACCTCTACTACACCGATGCTCGTGTAGGGACATACCTGACAACCAATGGCTATACAGTTAAGTCGATTAATAACGTTGGTGCTGGTGGTAATATCTACGTAGGGAACACAGCAGGAGCTGTAACTCTCAGAAGTATCGTTGCTGGTGGTGGTGTTACAGTTACACAGAACACTAACGATGTGACTATTAGTACTCCTGTAATAACAGACGGCACATACACTCCTACCTTGTTCAACACTACTAACGTAGCTGCTAGTACTTCTGGCGTATGTATGTATACTAGGATTGGAAATACAGTAAGGGTCAGTGGTGCTGTTCAAATCGACCCAACAAACAATAACCAATCAACTGTTCTAGGTGTATCGCTACCCATTGCATCTAATTTCACGGTTTCAACGGATTGTGCGGGCTCTGGTAGTGCTATCGATGTGGCAGGGCAGTCTTGTGGTATTCTTGCTGATCCAGTTAATGATAGGGCACTGATTCAATATGTGAATGGATCAAACGCCAATAATTTCATGTACTTTTCGTTCACGTATAGGGTGTTATAATATGGCTGAACATCCAGCAGCATTTGTGTGGCGTAATAGTGCTCAACTAAGATCACCTATTATTTGGATCATCACAACTACAACTACTAGTGGTAACTGGAGCGTAGATTATACAGAGGCAGGTTTTATTAACGCCCCTGTAGTTACAGCTACTCTTCAACTACAAGATGCTGATGTCTATGATAGGGGTTTTGCTAGTACCTCTTCTGCACCAACTTCTACTGCCGCAGCAGGTTATGCTATCCGAGGGAGCAATCTTGTAGCTCTTGGTAGTACAACACGGACAGTTCCTGATGGCACCATTGTGCATGTAATGGCAATTGGTGAGACATTCGATAAGTAGTTTTATAGATAACTCTTGAAATATAGAGTTATCACTTAAGACTTCTAAAATAATTGAAATAAATATTCCAAAAGCTTGACAAATGACTCTTACATAGTTCATACTCTCTTTTATGAATTGAACACAAAGGAGAGAATTAAAATGAATAAGTATAAGCTTCAAATTACAAGCCAAGACTATTACGGCCATAACTTCATCGACAACATTATCAAGTACGCTAAGAAAGGTGCTGAGCTAGACAAGAAAGAGCGATTCTATAATGATTATCCACATGCATGTGTGATGGTGATTGAGACGGAAGAGTTTCTTAAATCAGAGCCTAGTGTTGATGTTGTGATTGTTAAGGAAGAGTGGACTAAAGCGGGACTAGATAGTCTTGAATGGGAAGAGTTTAAAAAGCTTGTCGGGACAAAAGGTGTGACAGGTCGTCAACGTGAGACTATGAGCAACTTGTTTCTGAAGGCTAACGAAGAAGTTTAAAGATTTATAAAGAGTTCGCTGCTTGCAGCAACACTGAGGCTCGTCGGGATGACGCCCTCACCTATTCAGGACACGTTGAGAAACGCTCCTTTTCATGCCTTGTCGGGAGACACGCACTTTTTAATTTTAATTAGAGAGTAGAGCATGAGAAAATATGAGTTGAAAGATCTTGTTGGGACACGTATTAAATTTATTACTGTGACCTCAAGATTTGAACCAAAGGAAACTGATACAGCACTTACCGCACAGTGGAACGTACAATGCGATTGTGGTGGAACTGCTGTGTTTGTCCATAAAGATCTTACATCTAAAAAGAAAAGAACTTGTGGATGTGGTTTTAGTACAATGAGATATCAACCGGGAAATCGCTACGGATTGCTCACCATTGTATCTGAAGGACCAAGACATTCGTACGCAGGTAAGCGACAAGTTTGGTGTAAGTGTGACTGTGGAAATGAAGAATTAACCTTAGTTGTAACTAACAATCTTGTATCTGGTAATACATCTTCTTGTGGTTGTGTAGGCGAAGAAAGCCGAAAGACTCATGGAATGTCGAATACTAGAACCTATCAGATTCATGAAGGAATGCTTCGTCGTTGCAAACCACACCTTGCAGATGATTTCCCATATCATGCAGGTAAAGGAATTAAGGTTTGTGAAGAGTGGAGAATATTTGAAAACTTCTTCGCTGATATGGGTGAATGCCCTGAAGGTATGAGCCTTGATCGTATAGATGTAAATGGTGATTATTGTAAAGATAACTGCCGTTGGGCAACTAATAGTGTTCAAGGTTACAACAAAGGACTAGATCCAAATAACACTTCAGGTAAGTCAGGTGTAAGTTTTTACACACTACAAGGGAAGTGGTCTGCTGAAATTCATGTAGAAAATCAACATATCCGTTTAGGTATGTTTGTTAACTTCGAAGATGCTGTAAAAGCCAGAGAAGAAGCAGAACTTAAATACTACGGGTGGAATAAACAATGATCAATAAGACCGAGCCCCTACCGGGGCCGGTGTCACAACGCCAGCATATGTATGTCACTGCGGATGTGGATGTGACCCTTTTTGGTGGTGAACTTAGCGCCTCCAATTAAAACCCCTCTAATTCGGTGAAACCCAAACGTAAAGACGTGGGCAATACCGAGCGAAGACTTATTTATAAGTAACGTGTAGAGACTAACGCTGATGAATGTAAGCGAGTAGGTTGCAAGTGCAATCGAAACGGGGGGCTACGAAAGTAGAAGATATAGTCCGACACTTTGCGAAAGCGAAGAGAGTTTAACGAACTCTATAACAGAAAAGGCAGCAGGTTCTGGAAAATCAGAAATTGGAGTTATTGACTTCTTAAAGTATACAGATATTAAAAACTTTATTGGAGTCATGACACGAAGGACCACACCACAATTGACTGGTCCCGGTGGTCTACTAACCAAATGTAAGCGTATTTTTGGTGCAGCATATAAACCAGATGAATTTACTTGGAGAGCGAAGGACGGCAAGTTCGTTTTCCATGCCTCGGGCGCTGAGATTTATTTAAAGCACTTTGAAAATGATCAAGCAGATGTCAACTGGCAAGGTGCCGAGGCAAATCTGTACTATGTAGATGAGGGAACTCAGTTTACACAGCACATGATGCAATACATTATGTCTCGGATGCGTAACCCAAGTTGTCCATCAGTTAAGCCTCATTTAAAAATCACATGTAACCCTGATGAAAGCCACTTCCTTCGTAAATGGGTAGAGCCCTACTTGCATGAAGATGGTACACCAGACCGCTCTAGAGATGGTATGGTTCGGTACTTCACCTTCCAAGATGGTGATTTCGTATGGGGTAGCTCTAAAGAAGAATTAATTGAGAAGTTCGGTATTAATGATGAAGATGCCCTCTCTTTTACTTTTATTAGTGCTAACGTAGATGACAACCCAGTCGTAAAATCTATTAACCCAAAATATGTTGCATGGCTCAAAGGCCTTAAGGGTGTTGAGCGCGCTCGCCTCTTGGCGGGGAATTGGTATGTAAAGCAAAGCACAAGCGGCTTCTTCAGAAAAGACTTCGTACACCCAACTAACTTACACGAACATGAAATTGTTTCTAGATGTAGGGCTTGGGATATTGCAGGTAGTTTACCTTCTGATGCTAACCCTAATCCTGACTGGACAGCCGGTGTCTTAATTTCTAAGACCAAACAAGGTTATTATATAATCGAAGACGTTGTTAGATTTCGTGCAAGATACGGCGAAGTTATGCAGAAGATTATTGAGACTGCTGCAAGGGACGAAGACGGTACACAAATCATTCTGCCTCAAGAGCCCGGTCAAGCCGGAATTGCTGCTGGTAAAATGATGATCAAAGATTTACTTGGTGAAGGTTTTGCAGCAAGAATGCGCCCCAGCAACAAATCAAAAGTCGTACGTTTTCAGCCACTGGCTGCTGCTGCCGAAGCTGGCCTTGTTTATTATGTTGAAGCTTCTTGGAACGACACTTACTTCGACGAGTTAGAGCGTTTTGATGGTAGCCGTAATGTAAAAGATGACCAAGTGGACGCGTCCTCGGACAGCTTCATAACACTAGCTCAGAAGTTTCAGTGTCCAGTATTCTCCATGCCCAGCATGACAAAATCAAATGAATTCAGCTTTTAAATAGCCTATCTTACAAAGGAATAACATGGCAGAAAATGACAATTTAAATCTCTCTGCCGGTGATAATCCAGCCCTCCGTATTAAAATGGGTGAAACGGGCTGGGTAGGCTTGAGAGAGTTTGATGGTATTATTCTTGAGGAGATGCGAAAGGATCTCCAATGGCCTAGGGCTAATAGAACTTACCAAGAAATGGGAGAGGATGCAACAATTGCTTCTGCTCTCTCACTGTTTTCAATGATGATTAGCCGTGTTAATTGGAAAGTTACACCACCTGTTGATCCTACAGAAGATGACTTGAAGAAAGTTAAGTTTCTTCAGCAATGTATGGATGACATGGAACATAGTTGGTTCTCCTTTATTAAGGAAGTAACCAGTATGTTCACTTACGGCTACGCGATTCAAGAGAAAGTATACCGTCGTCGTCGTTTGTCTACAGGCTCCAAGTATGATGATGGTCTTGTAGGTATCTCCAAGCTTGCCACTCGCTCTCAAACTACTATCTATCGTTGGCTGTTTGATGATACTGGACGTGATCTTCTTGGTGTTGTTCAAGACACGAGTTTCCTAGTTGATGGCTATCGCCTAGCTAATAGTAAAGAGTATGGTGGTCAGATTGACATTGAACGTAAGAAATTCCTTTTATTCCGTACTGATGTAAGCCGGGATAACCCACAAGGTCGCTCTCCCCTTTCGAAAGTCTACAAAGCTTGGCGTTATCGTAAACAGATTGAAGAATCTGAAGCTGTCGGCATTACTCGTGGTCTTGGTGGTATTCCTAAGTTTGAATTACCAGCAGACTACTTGAAAGCTGACAGTACAGACGATCAGAAAGCTACAGTAGAAGCCTTTAAGAATATTGGTCGTAACCTTCAGAACAATGAACAAGCCTGTATTATTCTTCCTAAGTTCTATGATGACCAGAATAACAGCCTGTTTGACTTTGAACTGATTGGTCCTCCTAACGCTTCACAGTATGACACTGACAAAGCAATCATTCGTTGGGATAACAAGATCCTTCAAGCATTGTTTGCTGATATCTTGCAGATGGGTAACTCGAAAGGCGGCTCATTCAACCTTGCTGATAGTAAATCATCTATTGTGCATATGGCTGTTGAGAACTATCTGAAAGAGATTCAAGATCCACTTAACACTGATTTGATTCCTCAACTCTTTGCTCTTAATGGTTGGCCGTTAGATCGCCTTCCTAAGTTTGAATATGATCAGATTAAAGAAGAAGATTTGGATGTTCTTTCCAAGTACTTGCAACGAGCAGCATCGGTTGGTTTGATTTCTGTAACACCAGAGAACATTAACCAAGTAGCTGATTGGGTTGGATTGCCAACACGTCATGATTCTGAACTTAGTTTGGATGAGTTGAAACCTCAACTAACTGGCTATGAATCTGGTGCTGGCGAAGGCCAAAAAACAGCAGGTAAGGGTACGAGTAAGAGTCCTATGGGTTCCAATGATAATTCTGTTGGAAACCTTGAAAACAAATCTGCTTATAAAGTTATCTCTCAAGATCAAGACTTTGTGTTGTTCGAAATGAATGGCAAACAATTTAAGTTCATGAAAGAAGACTTTGAAAACCTTAAAACGGAGGCTAATTAATGGCTGTTGAAAAAGACGGTGTACCAGCCTCCGGTTGGGCCTACACTCCAGACAAGACAGAAACATCCACTTGGAAGTTGAATATCAGCGATGCAACTCATGTATCTGGTGCAGTCGCAGCACTCGGTAAGGGGTTCAGGGGTAATAAGGTACAGATTCCAGAAGATGATCTTCCTGCTGTAAAACGTAAAGTACGTGCAGCGTATAAGAAGTTCCATCCTGATCTAGATATGCCTGAAATCCTTAAAGCTTCAGAAATGATTGATATGTTTTCTTCTTTCATCGATAAGTTCTTCTCTAAAGCTTCTGATGAGCAAGTGGTTGAAGAATTAGATGAAGAGATGGTTAGTTATGAAGTTGTTTACGAACCCATGGTAAAAGATGCACATGGTGAGTGGATGACTGAAGCCACCATCGCAGATGCTTGTGACAACTTCAACCATTACCTTGAGAAAGGCGTGGTTAATGCCAACCTCTTTCATTTGAAAGAAACTGACGCATTCACTATTGAATCTACTTGGGTTCAAAAAGAGTTTGACGTTAAAGTTATCCAAACTGGTGAAGTTATCAAAGCTGGCACTTGGGTGGCTAAACTTAAGTATAACGATGAAACACTTTGGGATCTTAAGAAACAAGGGATTCTGGGTGGTGTTTCAATTGGAGGTCGCGGAGTTGTTAACCAAAAGACTGGTGAAATTACTAACGTAACCTTCGACGGAGAAGACAATTGACTGACACTAAAAAGAAAAAGCCACACCTTGCGCTGACACACAAAGCCTTGCAAGGTGGCAGTGCTAATGGACGTAATGTCTCTCTCCTGATGAAATCAGATGTAGAACTTACTCCTGAGATTACAAAAGCTCTTGAAGCTCTTGGGCTTGATAAAGCAATCATCAACAAATCAATGTACGCATCCAAGATCAGTGAAGCACTTTCCAGTGCAGTTCGCGAAGCTTTTGGTGATGACGATCATTGGCTGTATGTAGAAGACTATAATGATTCCATTGTTCTCTTCTGTAGTGAGGGCGGTCTATTCTCGGTAGACTACTCTCTTGTAGATGGAAAAGTTACTTTAGGTGACTTGGCCAAACCTATGTCTCGGGTTATTTCATATGAACCTGAGTCTGGGGAAATGCTTCTGTCTGAAGATGCGGAAGACAAACTTGAAGAAGGAATCTATAGCCTTGTAACTAAAGCCCTTCAAAATGATAGTACTAAAGAACATCTAGTTGAGATGT